GTCTTATCCCCCTCTCGCCGCGCGCGCGCACGTGTCATCGGGCGCTTCTCCAGGTCACCTTTGCTCGATATTTGAGCATTGGTCTTGGGCTTCCTGGACGGCTTTGCCGGGCGAGGTCCGCCAGCAGCGCCATTTTCCTTCTTGGCGGTGCTCTTCTTGTTGTCCTCCACAGTCATTTTGATTGTAGACGCTGCGAGATGTATCTCCCCCTCGCAGGCGATGGTGACCTTTGGGGGGACAGTGTCAGTCTGCATTGTCGGGAGTCCTTCTACATCTCCGACGTACGAGTCGAGTTTAGCCATGTGTTCCATGACTTCACCAGCCGTAACTCCAAGTTCTTCGGCCACGTACTCGACTGCGGCTTCGTGCAATCCGTCGTCCTGGGGCCACGGGGCCGAGACGTACTCGCTCCGCTGAACCCACCAGGGAATGTCCGCCGTCTTTTCAAACGAAGCGTCAGTGAAGCTACGCTTAAGACAGCGCTGGTATGCACGGCACCAATTGCTAACGAATGGGCTCTTCCCGTCCGTGACCAAATAGGCCGATGTCAGGATGAATCCCATCTCCTCGATGTCCGAGGAACTGTCCATCGTCATGTGCAGCTTGCCAAGTGTGCGTCTTGGTGACTGTATTGATCCCGGGGAGGACCAAGGATCAAGAAACACTCGCGACAAGATCGCAATTGGCTGCCCGCGGTGCGCCTCTCGCTCCAACTTGATTGTCATTCCCAGTTGGTCTGAGACCTTCTGGAGAAAGCTCATGGGCACCGTGGCTGGCCGAATTGAATCATCGCCTGCCTTCAAACCGATTCCATCCCACGCGGTCAGAGGATCCTGTCCAGCACATCTGTTCACGCAATAATCAACAAACGCGTTGATCATGGTATTGCCGTCAGTAGTCAGTGGTGAGCCAGACGCACGGGAATACCCGACACTGTACTCGACAGTGCCATTCTTCGCCGGTGCGTTGTACTCGTTGGTGATCAATGACTTGAGGGTATTGCGGTCTTCCTTGTTAACCCAGCGGAGGTATGCTGCCTGCTCGACATGAACCCTAGGAAAGTACGTCAGACCTCCGTCGAATTTCTCGGCGTCAGTCTCGTACAAACTAGGGTACTTCGCTGCCAGATCTTGGACACGCGAAGCAATCTCTGCGGGGGTACAGCAGGGCAGGTACCAGAAAACGGGCTTTAGCACGTCCTCCTTGAAGGCGTAGGTGTAACACGAAAGTGCCAGTATGTGCGGCGTAGGCAGAGTGGAGATGTTCCTAGGGGCGTTCCCACAGGGGTACGCCTCTCGCTTCATGAACGCCAAAATCTGGTAGTGCGCGGTTCCGATGTCGAACTCGTGCTTGTCTGACCTGGCTCTCTGCAAAGCCTTGTCCTCGAGTTCGACGACCTCAGATTGGTAGAGCGGGATTCCCTTGCCAACTGCACTATCAGGGATCAAGAAGCGAACAAACTCTGCCGCGTATCGGTAGAAGCATGGTCGAATGTGGAGTTTTGCCTGGGCCTTGGCCTGTGGACCTTCGACGCGCATACGAATGCACGCTCTGTCGTTGTTGGGTGACACGGCTGGTACGACAGACTCGTACGCTATTGGGCACGGAGCGTAGCGACGAGCGTATTCCTTGTAAGAAGTCCACGGGTCATCATCAGGTAGCACCACCTCGTAATGCATAGCGCGCGATCCCACCTTGCTGACGAGTAACCCGCCATGATGGACAACGGGTGAGGTCTTGAAGTCGATGGTGGTTCCAGTCAATCGCGCGTGCAGCATCACCGCTTGGTCTTTTGACAGGTGAGGTGCTCTGCGCTGCGTATCAGACAGCTGGGTGGACTTGGTCATGGCGTGCGTCAAACATGCTGCATCAAAGCTTGACTTGGGCAATTCAGCGGTCAAACTTGAACCAGGCTGGCCAATCGATATCCAGGGATGTCCATCCCTGTTTCGGTACATCAGCTCGATGTAGCCAGTCTCTGCATTGTAGTACTTCATCCTGGAAAACAAAGCACCGTAACGCTCGTCAATCATTCCGAATCCGACCTCAGCAAATGGTACGATCTGGATAATTCTCCTGTGCGCGCTGACTTGGTGTTGGTCGATGTGGCACAGGACCGAGCTGTAGGTTGGCGTGTAGCCAACTGCATTCCACAACAGCTCACGAATCCACGTTTTCCAGTCGACAATCCCAGTGGGGCTGTAGACGGTGTCCTGGTTGTAGTCCCAAATCTTGTGCGTCACGCGCTTCCCACCATTCACATGGTATTCCACGCAGTCGTCGCTCTGAATGACGTAAAACCCATCCTTTACGACGTCCGCAGCCTTTTCAGGTTGGAACGTGTAGATCAGAATGGGTTTGCGCAAAGAAATGAGCTCAGGCATGTCAACGTGGTAATCGACGTCCGTCATGATGATGACGGATTTCTCGTCCATCTGGTCGATACGAGGCTCCTGATTGAAATCCGCCAAGGTGTAAAGCTGGCGGGTTGCAGGCAAATCTCTCTCCCGAGGAGATGGTGACATGATGTATGGTACCATTCCGATTGAACGGACGGCAGCCACCATCATCTCCGTAGCGGCATTACGCTCGCTAGCGGCCTCAGGATGCGAGTGTCCCTTGGGGACCTGATTCAGTATGGGCTCAATCGCCCCCTGCAGGTCCCTGCGGACACCTCCATTGAGCCTGGTCGTAACCTGGCTCTTCACATAGTTGTCAAACTTGCGTTGGAGGTTTTGGTAGAGAGGGGTACGGGTGACCCACTCCCAAATTGTGGACCGCTTGCGTACGACTTGCACAAGCGTAACTGCTCCCACCGTAGTGTAGATAACAGTCTGGTAATGCCCACGATTCAACATTTTCGTAGTTG